ACAAGTTTAGCAACTATTGAAATATCGAAGATCAATACAAAAAGCATCTAGCATATAACAACTTATTAGCATTTAATATGTAAGTATTATATATCAATACTTTTTTAGTATTATTCTTAGATAATTTTCAATTACGCACTTTAGTAGTGTACACTATACAGCGTTATACTTCATCTGCATTTGAAGCGATTGATAATTAAAATCTCATTTTAGCCTTGAGTAAGACAACAGATGATTTAAGTTGCTTACTCGTTAGCTACACGGTCTGAAAACTGCTCAAGAACATCTTCGTATGTATCATTTACATCATATTCTGGCATATATTTTACTTCTTTATCCACCATAATTTTATCAAGATTCGTTGATACTTCATCAGATTCTTTTAATAGTTTTTTGGAAATGGCTCTTACTTTGTTTCTGTCGAAATCAATTACAGAAACTTCCTTAACATCGTAATTGTAAGTTGTCTGATTTCCTTCTACATTAAACTTATAAGCCGTTCCTTCCTTGATTTTTTCTTTTGCTTTAATATTACTCATATGTGAAAAGATTCTTGCAACGTCTTGTTTCTTTTTGTTTACAGCTATAGAATTATCAATGTCTAATCCACAGTCTGATTTTGCAGTATTAATTGCTTTTCCAAGATTTTCTTTTTCAGCAATAATTGATTGACAAAAATCAACTAATGTGTTAATTGGATAATCAATTTCATGATCTTTCGTTACATCAAGGGTTTCATCTTCTGCATCTGGATTTGCTTTCTTACGAAGATGTTCCTGTGTGGTTTTAGTTACATTGGAATCATAACTAAGATAATCAGTAGTTGTGCTTAAAAGTTTATCAAGAAAATTTTGATAGCGAAATGCTTCTTTAATATTCATTATTATTTCATCTCCTTCAGCTTATCACCAATCCAATTCACTGCTTCATCTGCTGTCTTACCTTCATTTTTAAGAGTTGTCATAACATCTTTTAATGACTGAGAAACATTCTCTCCATATTCCTTTGTCATCTTTTCAATGTTCTCAAAAAGTGTTTCGTAGGTCATTGTATAATATACTCCTTCAAAAGATATGTTCAAATTCCCAAAATGGATCTAACATATGAAGATACAATGG